CAAACTGGACGACCAGGCCCGCCGCGCCCGCCGGTTCCAGACGTATTACGACAACGAGGCGGGCATCGTCGCCATGCTCGACACCGAGGAGCGGCAGGTTTTCAAGTCGCTGCTGGCCGAAGCGTCGGCGAACTGGTGCGAGCTGGTCGTCTCGGCGGTGTGCGAGCGGATGCGCGTGATCGGGTTCCGGGTCGGCACGGAGGAGGACAACGAGCTGGCGATGTCCATCTGGCAGGCGAACGGGATGGACGCCGACAGCGAGCTGATCCAGACCGACGCGCTCGTGACCGGGCAGTCGTTCGTGCTGGTGCAGCCCGACGAGCGCAACGCCTCCGGGGTCAGCATGACGATCGAGTCGCCCGAGCAGGCGACGGTCCTGTATGAGCCGGGCAACCGCCGCCGCCGGATCGCCGGTTACAAGCGCTGGTCCGACGCGGAGCACTACCGGACGACGGACGTTCTGATCCTGCCCGACGAGATCGTGACGTGGCGGCCGGGGGCGCGCGGCCCGGAGATCGAGCGGAACCCGGCCGGGGTCGTCGGCCTGGTGGAAGTGGCGCCGCAGCCGCGCACGCTGAGGCCGCCGCGGTCGGAGCTGGAGTCGGCGGTGCCGATTCAGGACCGGATCAATACGACGATCTGGAACCGGCTCGTGGCCACCGACTACGGCGCGTTTAGGCAAGTTTTCGCGACGGGCGTCAAGATGCGGCGCACCACGACCACCACGCCCGAGGGCGAGACGGTCAAGATGACCCCGCCGTTTGAGGTCGGCGCGAACCGGCTGCTGATCTCTGAGAACCCCGAGAGCCGGTTCGGCGCGATCGCGGAGTCAACTTTGGAGGGCTACCTCCGCGCCGTCGAGCAGGACGTTACGCAGCTCGCCGCGATCACCCAGACCCCCCCGCATTACCTGCTGGGGAAGGTCGTGAACCTGGCGGCCGACGCGATCAAGGCGGCTGAGGCCGGGCTAGTCGCCAAGACCGGACGGCGCGCGACGCACGTCGGCGAGGCGTATGAGGAGGCGATGCGGATCGCGCTGACCCTCGTCGGCAGCCCGGCGGCGGCGAACCAGTCGTCCGAAGTGGTGTGGGCCGATTTCGAGACGCGCTCGACGGGGCAGCTCACCGACTCCCTCGTCAAGATGAGATCGCTCGGCGTGCCGCTCCAGGTGCTATGGGAGCGGTACGGCGCGACGCCGCAGGAAGTCGAGCGCTGGGTGGAGCTGCGCGCCGCCGAGGTCGCCGCCGGGCTCGCCACCGGGCTGCACGACGTTCCGGCACCGCCGCCGCCCGCCCCGGCAGAGATCGAGCCCTGAGCAGACAAGGAGCACCCCCGATGACCACCCCCCCGGCACCCACCGCCCCGCCCGGCACTGACCCCGGCCAGCCGCCCGCGCCGACCCCGCCGCCCGCGCCGACCCCGCCGCCCGCGCCGACCCCGCCAGGCCCGCCGGACCCGAAGCCCGCCGGGTCCGACCTGGAGGCGGCGCTAGCAGCCGAGCGGCAGCGGTCCAAAGACCTTGAGACGCGGCTCCGCAAGATCGAGACCGCGAACATGTCCGAGCAGGAAAGGGCGGTCGCCGCCGCCCGCGAGGAGGGCAAGGCCGAGGCGGCAGCAGAGCACGCGCAAGAGCTGGCCGCCGCCGAGTTCCGGGCACAGGCCGCCGGGCGGGTCGCCAACCCGGACGCGGCGCTCGCGGTGCTCGACCTGGCCAAGCTGCTCAAGGACGGCAAGCCGGACAAGACCGCGATCGGGAAGCTAGTCGAGCAGCTCGCCGCAGTGCCCCCGCCGCCGGGGCGAGTCCCGGCCGGGCCGCGCGACGGCGGCAACGCGAACGGCGACCTGTTCCGCGACATCATGCGCGGAAGTTGACGAGCTGCGGCTAGCGGGGGGATGCTGGCCCCGTTGCCGTGCGGCGCGATGCCAGCGGCAGCCGGTAGCCGAATCCGGGTGCTTCACGAGGCGCGATGCCGAGGCCCGGCCAGCGCGCGGCGCGATGCCCGCGCAGGCGCGAGGTAGCGCGAAAGCGGCGTGACCTGTCGTCGCGCTGAAAGCTGCCCGCCATGCCCCTGTCCGATTTCTCGGGGATCATCCCCCACGAGTACAGCCAGCAGATCATTGACGAAGTGGAGCAGCGGTCAGCCGTGCTCCAGCTCGCCCAGACAATGCCGATGGGCACCCGGATTACCGAGCTTCCGGTGACCGGCAAACTCCCCACCGCGCAGTGGGTCCACGGGGCCGGGGCACCGCCCGCCGGGACCGGCCGCAAGCCCTACACGGACCTGACCCTCGTGCCGCAGACGATCACCGCCGAGGAGATCGCCGCCGTGGTCGCGATCCCTCAGCAGTACCTCGATGACAACACGATCAACCTGTGGAACTGGGCGCGGCCGAAGATGGCCGAGGCTATCGCGATCAAGCTCGATGAGACGGTCCTGTTCGGCGGGCCGGTCGCGAACGTCCCGGCGACCTTCCCGGTCGGCGGCGTAGCCGCCAACCTCTACTCGACCGCAGTCGGCGGCGGGGCCGGGCCGTTCCCGACCGCGATCGACGCGGTAGACGCCGTGAACAACGCGATGAGCTACGTCGAGGGCCAGGGCCTCAACGTGACCGGGCACTCGGCCGACATCGGCGCCAAGGGCCGGTTCCGTGGCGTCCGCGACCAAACCGGGTCGCTGCTGCTCGGTACCGAGCAGGTCGGCACCAGACAGCGCCCCACCCTCTACGGCGAGCCGATCGCCTACAGCCAGTACGCCGGGAACCCACCGAACACCGGCAACGTCAACTTCATCACTGGCGCGTGGGATTACCTGGTCATCGGCGTGCGGGAGGACATCAGGTTCCGCATCGACCCGTCCGGTGTGATCGCCGCCCCCGACGGCACGATCGCGGTCTCTGGGTTCCAAGACAACGTGGTTCCGTGCAAGATTTGGGCCAGGTTCGGGTGCACGATCATCAAGCCGGTTACCCCCCGCGTGCCCGGCGGAGCGGTCCCGTTCGCCCGCTGTAACCTGCTCAACCTGACTGCCCCGGCTGGCGGCGCGCTGCTCGCCAACCACCCGCACGGCGCAGTCGATCCCCCGCGCGACGAGGGCACCGGACGCGGCGCGGCCAAGAGGTAACCGATGAGGATCTACGGTCTCCTCGCGCTGGTCGCGACCGGCTGCCTGATCGTGATCACTATCGCGGTCGGCCACATCGCCGGGTGGTGGTGACCCGTGAGCAGCCCGGCCCGGTGGGAGTCGTGGGCGCCGCCGCTCGCGCCGCCCGCTGAGGGCGGGCTGTCTCGCGACGACGCCGCAGCGATCGCGGCGGCGTGGTGGGACGACGACCCGCACCTGGCCGCCGCCCTGATGTGGGAGGCGTACGCGGCGACGCTGCCCCCGGCGCTCGCCGTCGCGCAAGTCTCGACCGGCGCGCAGTCAGTCAGCTACGGGCGGGCGACGCCCGGCGGTGATCTCGGCGCGGCGATGTCTCGCGCAGCGTGGCACCGCTCGATGGCCGACACGTCGGGGTCGGTGCCGCTGGAAGTCGTGCCGCCGCCCGGACGGCCGCGGCCGGTCGGTCTCGCGTGGGAGGTGGCCAGCCTTGACGCTGATGCTGGCTACTGACCGGGTGGAGCTGTACCGGCCGGACGGGACGAGCGACGCGCACGGCTGGGCTGAGCCGGGCAGCTCGCCGCCGCGCTGGTGCGGGACCGGGAACCTCCAGCTCGCCCCGGCCGAGTCGGACCCGCTAGCGAGCGGCGGGGGCGGGCGCGGGCCGCACGCCCCTGCCGCTGTTCCCGGCGGGAACCTGTTCCTGCCCTTGTCGGCGGAACCGGCCGAGGGCGACACGGCAGTCATCCGGGGCCAGCCGTGGACGCTGAGCCAGGTCCGCTATGTCGCCGACCCGGTAGGGACCGGGCTCGACTGCTGGGCCGCGATCGCGACGGGGCCGCGCGATGGCTGACGCCGTGTTCACGGTCACCGACGCGAAGGCGCGGCGGCTCGTCGTCCAGCAGGACATCCGGGCGATCGCCGGGCGGCTCGCCGCCGACGCCAGGGCGAACACCCCGACCAACACGGGCGCGATGGCCGCCGGGTGGCGGGTCGTCCCCGGCCGCGAGCCCGGTACGTCGCTCGTCGTCAACGATGTCCCGCACTCCGTCTACGTGGAGCACGGAACCCGGCACATGGCCGCCCGAGCTCCGCTCGGCCGCGCGCTCGCCGCCGCGAGGTCGCGATGACCATGCCGGTGATCGCCGTCCCCGACCTTGAGGCGCACCTGTGGGCGCAGCTCGGCGGGCTCAAGGGCGTTACGTCCTTCGCCTACGCCGCGCAGCCGTGGGACCGCGCCGGGTGGGTCTACGCCCAGTTCGTGCAGGTCGATGCGCGGCACAAGACCAAGCAGGCCGCCCGCGACCTGGCCGAGCAGGTCCGGCAGCTCGTGATGGGGCTGCCCGAAATCCCCTGGGCTGGCGGCTGCGTCTGCTACGTCCAGGCCGTCGAGGGGCCGGCGTGGCTCCCCGACGACGACGGCGCACCGCGCTACACGGCGCGCTACGAGGTCCGAGTCCATCCCCCCCGCGCGGCCACGGTTCGCGCGGACCCGTAGGAAGGAACCCCAGCCATGCCCCCAGCACCAGCAGCGCCCACCCTCAACCCGAGCGAAGTGCAGGTCGGCACCGCCAACGGGCCGGGTATCTATCTCGCCCCGGCGGGCACCCCGCCGCCCGACGACACCGAAGACGACTGGGAAGACCCGTGGCGCATCCTCGGCTACCTCAGCGACGACGGGCCGACCGTGGGATCGAGCACCGACAGCGAGGACATCACCCCGTGGCAGTCGGTCGTCCCGCTCCGCTCGGTGATCACCGGCCGCCAGATCACGCTACAGTTCGTGCTCTGGCAGCTCAACGCCGTGACCCTCGCGCTGTATTTCGACGCTGAGGAGCCCACCCCCGACGCTGACGGGGCGATCGACATGGAGCTGAGGACCGACGCGCCGCAGCGCATCCACGCGATCGGCATCGACTCGGCCGACGCCGAGCGGACGTTCCGTATCGCGTTCTCCCGCGCGTCGCTGTCCGGCGCTGGCGATATGCAACTGACCAGGGGCGCGGCGGTGCCGCTGGATGTCACACTGTCCGCGCTGGACGACGGCGGGCTACTCGGCTACGTCAAGCTCGGCCCGCGCGCCACTGGCGGTGCGGCGCCGCTCGACTCCAAGTCCGTCAAGGCCCGCGCCGGGTCGGCGGCGTGACCGGGGCTGGCGCCAAGGGGAACCCGGACAATCTGTTCGACCTCGAAGCGGCGGCGGAAGCCGCAGCGGGCGAGGCCGGGGGGCAGCCGTTCGTGTTCTCCTACAAGGGCGCTTCCTACGACATCCCGGCGGGCCGGGACTGGCCTGTCGCCGCGCTCGCCGCGCTCGCGGCTGGCGAGCTGGAGACCGCGCTTTCGGCGCTGCTCGGCGAGGCGAACTACGTCAAGCTGACCGACGCGGGGCTGACGGTCGGCGAGCTGAACGCGCTATTTACGGCGGTCGGCAAGAAGGCCGGTTTCCCGAGCCTCCCAAATTCGTCGCCGCCGCGGCGGCCAAGTTCGACCCGGAGGTAGAGGCGGCGCTGATGGCCGCCTACCGGATCGACTGCCTCGACCCGGCGGTCACGCCGCGCCGGGTCGCGGTGCTGCTGTCCCGGCTGCCCTCGTGGGCGCGGGGCGGCGGCGATCCCTGGTCGCCGGAAGCCGACTTGCTCGCGCTGCTGATCGATCACGTGGCCGCGCTGATCTGGATCACGCAGCGAGCGCACGGCGCTAAGCACGTCCGCAAGCCGAGCCCGCTACCGCGCCCGTGGCGCACCCAAGACCCGTCGTCACGCCCCGCCGCCGGGACGGGGCGTGACGACGGCCCGGTCAAGGCCGGGTCGTGGGCAGATGCGGCCGCGATGCTGGCCGGGGTGCCGGGGATGAAGGCCGCCCGTGGCGACTTACAGCTACGGCGGCCTGGAAGTCCGGGTAACCGCCAACACGCAGCAGCTCACGATAGACATCCGCAACGCCGCGACCGCAGCGGGCACCGAAGCGGCCAGCAAGATCAGCTCCACCATGACCGCCGGGCTGAAGGCGGTCGGCGGGCTCGGCGCGGCGGTCGGCAAGTCCGTAGCGACCGGCATCGCGGGCGCGACCGTCGCCGCGACGGCGTTCGGCGTCGAAAGTTTCAAGACCGCCGCGCGGGCCGGGGAGATGGACGCCTCGCTGCGCGCGCTCGCCAAGGCCAACAACCTGTCGTACGACTCGATGCAAAAGCAGGTGACCGCGATTCGCGGCCAGGGCATCGAGATGGGCGTAGCTCAGAACCTCGTCGCGCAGTTCGCACGCGGGCAGCTCGACATGGGCAAGGCAACCGACCTGGCGCGGGTCGCGCAGGACGCCGCCGTGATCTCCGGGCGCAACAGTTCGGAAGTCCTTGACGACCTGACCCACGGCATCATGACCCAGAACACGCAGGTCTTGAGAAACGCCGGGGTCAACGTCCAGGCCGGTAAGGCGATCGATGACTACGCCAAGTCGGTCGGCAAGAGCGCTAAGGATCTCACCGAAGCCGAGCGCGCCCAGGCGGTTCTGAACGCGGTGCTCCGCGAGGGGCAGGGCATCGCCGGGGCGTACTCCGCCGCGATGGAGGAGCCGGGCAAGGTGCTGCGGTCCTTCAAGCGGGTCACGGACGATATCAAGCTGAGCGTCGGCCAAGGGCTGCTCCAGGCGTTCGGCCCGCTGATCCTCCAGGCGTATGACCTGGCCAAAGGGCTGTCGGCGGCGATCGCTCCCGGCGGGGCGCTCGCCCCTATATTCGACGCGATCGGCGAGGCCGTGACCCGGCTCGTCGCGCCGCTCGTGACGATCGTCGCGAAGTGGACCGACTGGATCGCGAACCTCAAGCCCGAGCAGGTCGAAAAGGTAGTCGAGATCATCCGCCGGTTCGGCCCGGCGCTGATCGCCGCAGCTGGAGGGCTGACCGCGCTCGTCGCGCCGTCGCTGCTCGGCCAGATCCCCGTGCTCGGCGGGCTGCTGCAAAACCTGATGGGGCCGCTGACGATGGTGACCGGCGGGATCGGCAAGCTCGCCGGGTCCGCTGTCGCCGCCGTCCCCGGAATCGGGTCGATGGGCACCGCCGCCGGGATCTTGCCCGCCGCGATGAACCCGGTCGGCCTGGCTATTCTCGGGGTCGTCGCCGCTGTCGGCGCGATGCTCGTCGCCAGCTCAGATTTCCGCGAGGGCGTCATCGCGATGGGCAAGGCGCTATGGGAGGGGCTCAAGCCCGCTGTGTCGGCGGTCTGGGAGGCCCTCAAGATTCTCGGCAGCGCCGTATGGGAAATCATCAAGGCGCTAGGCGACGCCCTCGGCCCGGCGCTAAAGAACCTTTCGCCCCTTTTGCGCCAGATCGCCGAATTGTTCGGTGTCCAGCTATCCGGCTCGGTCGATGGGGCAGGCTCCGCGATGGGCGGGATCGTCCCGGTCATCACCGGCCTGATCCGCGTGATCGGTTTCTTGCTCGACGTGACCACGAAGGTACTGGTCCCGATCATTGAGATTCCGCTCAAGCTGCTCACGCTCGGCGCGCAGGCCGCCCAGGTGGTCAACCCGCTCAAGGCGCTCGGCGCGGCGATCGAGTGGCTGACCGGCGTGGTGCAAACCCTCTGGCACTGGATCACCGGCAACTCACCGGGGCTGATCCCCGCCTTCGGCGCGCTCGGCTCCGCTGCCTCGGCGGTCGCGGGGCTGCTCGGCGGCGCGGTGTCGGCCGCGTTCTCCTCGCTGGCCGGGGTCGTCCAGTCAGCTCACGGCGCGATGACCTCGGCGGTGTCCGGCGGCTGGAACCAGATGAAATCCGTGGCCAGCGCCGGTATGAGCCAGATGCAAAGCGCCGTGTCGTCCGGGTTCTCCTCCATGGTCGGCGCGGCCCGGTCGGCGGGCTCGGGCATGGTCGAGGGGCTCAAGTCCGGGCTGTCAGCAGCTCGCGGGCTCGGCGGCTGGATCTCCTCGAATGTGACCGGGCCGGTTACGTCGATGCTCAAGGGCGGCCTGGGCATCGGCTCGCCGTCCACGATCACGATCTATTTCGGTCAGGAGATGGTCGAGGGGCTCAAGCGCGGCCTGGAGACCGCCCGTCAGCATCTCGGCTGGATACAGGCGAACGTCTGCGCGCCGATCATCAACACCCTCAAGGGCGCTTTCGGCATCGGCTCGCCGTCGAAGGTGACGATGGGCATCGGCGAGGATCTCGCCGAGGGGCTCAACGTCGGCTGGTCGCGGGCGACCCATCTCGACGTGCCGCGCGTCGCTGGGTCCCCGCTAGGCGCGGCTGGGCTCGACGCTGCCGGGATGAACGCCGGGGGCGCGACGACGATCAACGTCTACCCGCAGCCCGGCCAGGACGAGCGGGAGATAGCCGCGATGGTGTCCCGCGAACTGGCGTGGGCTGCCGCCTCCGGGGGTGATGTCTGATGGACGCCGGGCGCAGAGTGCTGGCGGCGGGCGTCGCGGTGGCCGCGACCCGCGCTTACGACCGCGCTTTCGACTGGGGCTACCTGGCCGAGCCCGTCATCCCGCCTCCGGCCGGTGCGGGCCTGGTGCCGATCATCTGGGACGGGCTGTCGCTCAACAGCGGCGAGCTGGACAGCGGCCTGTGCCTCGTGGTGGAGAACGTGGACGGCTGGCTCGACGGGCCGCCGGTCGAGGGCAACGACGTGGCGCGGGTGATCTCTGATGGCACCGCCTGGGGGCCGAAGGTGGTCCGCGAGCGGACGATCGTGATCAGCGGGGCCGCCGCCGGGCCGGCCGAGCTGCTGACGCGGGTGCGGCACGAGCTGGCCGCCCGAGCTGTCGCCCGCGAGCCCGCCGAGCTGGTGATCGGCGAGCTGGGGTCAGACCGGGTGCTCACTGCTGACGTGCGGGCGGGCACGGAACGGCTGCGGGTCTCGCCGCTGGGGCGCGGCGGATTCAAGTGGCAGGTGACCCTCACCGCCGCCGACCCGGCGCTGTACGACGCGCAGTGGCAGGGCGCGCAGCTCGTCAACGTCACCGAGGACACCGGGCGGGTCTACAACCGCGACTACTCATGGCGGTACCGGGGCTCATACGTGGGTAATTCGGCGGTGCTGGTCAACAGCGGGAACGTCCCCGCGCCGGTCTATGCGCTGTACGTCGGCGAGCTGACCGAATCGGTGCTCGCCGACAACCACGGCGGGATCATCCGCCTCGCGGCGCTGGGCGAGGGGATGCAAATCCTCGTCTACACGGCGACGCTCGCCGCCGAGGCGCCCGGCGCGCTGTCGCGGGCGAGCTACATCCTGCCCGGCTCGCGGCCGATGACGATCCCGGCGGGCAGCTCGTCGCGCTGGTACCTGCGCGCGGTGGGCTCCGGGTCAATCGCGCTCGCCTGGCGATCGGCGTGGGCATGATCGCGCCCGCCGGTCTGCCGCTCGCGCTGGAGCCCCGGCCGGTCGTCCCGCTGCCCGGCCAGTGGACCTTTTGGGCCGAGACGATGATCGGTAACGTGCCGCTCGGCAACGTGGACGCCGCCGGGTTCTATTGCATGTCCCGGCTGTCGGATTTCGGTTACGGGAACGTCACGCTCAACTTGCCGTGCGGCCTGGAGGCCGACCGCATCCGGCAGTTCTGGTCCTGGCGGCTGTGGGCGTTCTACGACGGCGAGCCCTATTGGTGCGGGGTGCCGACCGGGGCGGCTGACCAGCACGCATCGGCTCACGTGCAGGTCACGCTTACCGAGCTGCCCGGCTACCTGCTGCGGCGCGCGTGGGACGTGTACCCGTTCGGCGAGTACCGCCAGGCGGAACAGACCGGGATCGCGCGGGACATCGCGCAGCCCGTCGAGGATGTCGGGGTGCAGGTCATCACCGAGCCGGGGCCGGGACAGCTCCGCGACCGCAAGTATGAATACCTGGAGTCGGGCAGCCGCGGGCAGCTCCTGACGAACCTCGCCGGGGTGCTCCAGGGCCCGGAGTTTCGCGCCGAGTACCGGATGATCAGCGGGCGGCCGGTGTGCCTGCTGCGGATCGCCTACCCGCGAGTGGGCAGCGATCACGCGGGGCTGGGGCTCGCGATCCCCGGCGCGGCGCTCGGCTACCGCGCCCAGTGGGACAGCGATCAGATGCGGACGCACACCTTCGCGGTCGGCGACACCCCCGCCGAGCACGAGGGCGAGGAGCCGCCGCCCCGCCCGGTCGCGGAAGTGCGTCGGCCGCAGGCCGGGCTTCCCCGGCTCGACCGGGTAGACGACTGGCCGGGGACGGTGCTGCTGTCCACGCTGGAAGAGCGCGCCGACACGATGGCGACCCGCAACGCCGGGCCGGCGCTCGACTTCACCGCGAGCCCGCCCGAGGGGTTCCCGCCCATCACGCAGTACGGGCCGGGCGACACGGTGACGATCCGCGCGGTTACCCCGCTGCTGCCCGCCGGGCTCGACTTCGACGGTCGGCTGACCGCCGTCGAGGTCAACGCCGGGCAGGGCATCGCAACGTGGTCGGTCGTCGGGCAGATGCCCCCGCCCGCCACCCGAGAGACCATGTTCCGCAAGCTCGGCCGCCTGGACACGACGCTGGCTCAGGTGTTCCGAAGCGGGCCGATGGAACGGCACTAGGAGGGCCGAGATCATGACGACGCCAAGCGGAAAGCTGGCCTGGGGCCAGGCCGGGTCATACGACGCGGTAGACGACCGGCTCGTGATTACCGCCGTGACCCGTGGCCGGATCGGGCTGGTAGCGCCGACCGTCGTTGAGGCCGGGGCCGGGCTCACGCTGATCTTGCGCGGCGGCTGGCTCGGCGTGGCGACCTGCGGGGACCGCACGAGCGCGGTCGTCGGCGCCCGCGAGGACGTGCCCGTGCAGGCGCTCGCGGGACCGCCGACCGGCCAGCCGCGCCAGGATGTGCTCTGGTGCGACACCAA